TGGCCGCCGGGCGGTAAAGCCCGGTATCCGCATCGGCAGCAAAGCGCAGCCCCGGTGTGGCGGCAGTGCCGTCGGCCAATAGCAACCCGGCAGCAGCCGTTACCGCCCCGGAGCTCGCAGCTACCGTCAAGCCGGTGTTCCACACTGAACCGTCGGCGCTGACCTTGACGCTGAAATCATCGTTCCCCGCCAACCCCATCTCGGCCCGCCCCGACCAGCCCGACTGGAACAGCAGGCTGGCAGTATCGCCAGGGGTTGCCTTGTTCAACTTCAGCTGGACGTTGTTGCCAGTATTGGTGAATAGCACTGCCTCAGAGGCCACCGCTAATTTATTAGTAATGTCCGCAGTGGTATTTACCCCAAGTAAAGAAAGATTTTGTATGGCTACAAGGGAACTACCAAAAGTGCCCCAGGTTGTGTCATAGACATAAATGTCCTTTTCGTCCTCAACCCAACAGAACCAGCCGTTGATTGGGGTCATAAAAATCCAACCACTGCCATCATAAGCTGTGACTTGACTGGATTTCCCGGTCCAGGAGCCTGTGGCCGCAGGACCAACAATATACCGATCACCTAGCACTGGACTTACAGGCGGGGAAGTGAGGTCTTTGTCAATTACTGATAGTTGGACAACGATGTCCAAGCTAAAAAGAGCCTCGTTCACTGTAACATGCTTCTGAGACTGGCTAGCGGTAAGTTCGGGCAGTTTCAAGTGAGTCGTGGTCATCTTGTTATGGTCTCCTCAGCAGCAATACCGCGCCCTACAGAAGTGCTCATTTGATAAACCCTAAATTTGAGGGCCGTTGTCTGGGCGCTCCCAAAGTCAGTGACTTGCATGGCGTTGGTGTAAGTATACACCGGCACCGACAAACCTGTAACCTCGCGAACGACTGTTAAGCCGTTCAAAATTTCCAACTCGTATTCTTCGACTTCTTCATTGAGGGGCACGTTTGCTATTTCCCACGGATCGCCCTCAAATCGGGTTCGACGAACCCAATTAAGGGCAATGTCGTTGTTCACGTCCAAGTTCCACTTAGCTTTCAAGTGAACTGGCGCATAGGGCTTTTTGGCCATCGCTTCTGGAGTGAATACAATTTCCAGATAGGCGTTGTCGTCGTCAATGGACTTGTAAGCACTGCCAAAGCGGGCCTTTTGCTGAATGCCCCGATCGCCCGGGGTAAGCGGAAAATATGGCGCCGAAGACGGGTTGATGGAAAATTGGTTCTCCAAAAACACGAAGGCGTTCCCGCTTGAAAAGCCATCCTCTTGCATAACCCATTCAGTGCCAAGCTGGCCACGAATAAGCTTTGAAAGGGTATAAGTACCATCAGGGTTAAGCGTCGCCGTGGCATACTGGAACAGCTCCCAATGCCCAGCGTCGTTCTGCATGGCGCACACATTCGAGCCGCCAAGCACTTGAACCTCGGTTGCACTTGGCATAGTGCCTCCGAGCAGACGAACGGTAATAACCGAGCTACGTAGCCAGCACCCGGTTCGGTCCGTACCCACCGGATTGACGATGCGCCCGATGGTGTTCTCGAGGTTAAGGCTACGAGCCAGAACCCAGTCTTCCGGTCCACCACCGCCCTGGTCATGAAAAACCGAAACCGTTCCAGGCCATGGCCGAGAGAAGGCCGCAAGCCTCGGCGACCAGTGAGACGGCTCATTGCCCGAGTAGAGTGGAATATCCAACACAACAAGCTCAGGGAAGCCAGGCACCCGTGAAATATACCTGCTCTTATTGTTCACAGGATAGACAGGCAGATTGTAGAGGCTGAGGTCAAACGTTTGGAATTGAACCTCACGGAACTCGCCCGTGTCAATACTTGTGACACGGCCCTGACCAATTCGGGCGCCCACAGGGAAGGTGATGCCGTCGCCCGGGTCGAGCTTGAACAGAGACAAGGGCAGATTGACTGCCCCGCTTTCACGAGCAACCCAGGCTTGGTGCAGGATACTATCAGCCAGTCCGCGCACATAGTCAGGAGCCAGCGAGACCGGAAGTCGAATACTGGAGACTTCCATGTTTGTGGTTTGATGACGCTTTGCATCAAGCGAGGAGACGGAATAGTCGTTCTCTGCGTCCATGAAGTCCACAGTCACAGACTTGGGCAGTTCACTATTCTGCATGCGGGTGATGGAAAAGCCCACTAGGTCTTTCTCAGAGGACACAAAGCTGTCTCTGCTAAGGGGCACAAGCACCGTAGTCGATTTTAAGGCAAACTTGATCTTCCCTTCGCTCTCGAAGGCATCGAACTGGAACGCTGTCATAAGCGATCCAATTATGTCCCTAATGGCTGTGATATTGTCCACAAAGTAGCCCTTGACAAGGCCTTGCGTTCCGTTCAAGCGCGTTGTATCGTAGTCAGTTACACCAACCTCTTTGCACAGGTTCTCGATCAACCGGGGCAAGGCCGGATAGGCAATGCGACCTGTCATCCAATGACCATATCGCCACAGATCGCCATCAGACCAGACATCAGACCGCGAGGGATAATCAGGGAAAGGACGGGAGTCCCAGCACCAGATGAACATATCTGCAATATTGATCATGCCCACTGGGGAGTTGTCCCGCCAGTATTGCAGCATCGCCTCAGCATAGACGCGAGAGATGTATTCGTCTTGCTGGCCTGTAGAATAATATGGAAAGAGGCTCTCAGATGACTTGGGGTCATAGAAGACGTTGGGTTGGTTTGTGCCTTTGTCGACGCAGGGGCACCCAAATTCAGTAAACCAGATGGGCTTGCTCCCAGGAACCCAAGAAGTTGGGCCACCGCTCTCTGTTCCGCCGGGGCGGTTGATATGCTGATTTTGCCACCAACTACGGAAGTCCTTCGGCCTGAAAACCCAAGGCTTCGCGTGCATGCCATCTGTGATTGGGGTGCGGATTTGACTGTCACGATCGTTTGAACTGGCATAAAACCAGTCAAAGCCTTCACCACCTTCGATATTGGACTTGAGGTAGTCGATATTGTGCGGGCTGACAATCCCGTTGTCCGCGTCATAGTCAAGGTGCATGGAGCCATCGCGCCAGTCAGAGAGCGGCAGGTAGTTGTCCACACCAATGAAGTCGATGTTGACATCACTCCACAGAGGGTCAAGATGGAAATAAACGTCACTAGATCCGTCTGTTGGTCGATGTGAGTTGTACTCGGACCAGTCTGCGGCATAAGATACAAGAGTGCTGCCACCCAGGATTGTGCTCACAGAGGCCGCAAGGGTCTTCAAGTGCGCCACAGCTGGATAGGTATTGGCATTAGACCTGATGGTGGTCATATTCACCATCTCGGAGCCAATCAGGAAAGCGTCAACCCCGCCCGCATCAGCACAGAGCTGGGCATAGTGCTCAATATACCGGTTGAACCCCCAAGTCCTCGTGAAGAAGGTATTGACCTGAGTGGCTGCGGTAGCAGTCTTGTCCGCTGATCCAACATAACCTGCCGCCGGGCTACAGGTGATCCGGCCGCGCCAGGGGAGGATAGGCTGACCGGCCGTGGCGGCGTTGTCGCTATACGGGTTCGGGAGCGTGTTGCCCTCTTCAACGTGCATGAAGATGAAGGGGTAAAACAGGACCCGGTAGCCCTGAGCCTTCAGCCAAATAATGGCTTCCACTACCACGTCGTCTGACGGAGTGCCGCCGTAGATTGGACCGCCCTGGTTATCGCGGCCCACCTCGGGAATATCAGCGTCGGAGCGGACAAGACCGTTGACATTCCACTCACGTGGAGTAACAACACCATCCCGGTCCTTGTATTCAACCATAGGCTTGATCTGGCATTCGCCAATACGGAGGTCATCCCCGAACCAGCCAACGACCAGAGCAATTGACCCAAGATAGGGTTGGAGAGCCCCGAGTTGGCGCAAAGACTTGATGAAATCAGGCTCACCACTCTGGTTGTGCATGTTCATGAACTTGGAGTCAATGCTATTGTCACTCCGCGATGGCAGACTGAGAATATTCCCAAGCTGGTTTGTAAAGTTACTGCCTGGGAAGAAGTTGCCCGACACACTTCCGGTGGCATTCTGCAAAGTATAAATTTCAGTCCCATATACGAACTCGCCCGAGCCAGGGATAAGGCAGAAAGCACGAGCGATATTGGAGATGTCGTCCGGATCGTCCGTCTTGATGGGAGCGATAAGCTCAGCAGTAATTTGTGGAATGCGGTTGCTGAACGAAGACAACTCCATGTTCTCAAAGACCATATAGCAGACGCCCCGGAAAGCCGGAGTTTTTGCAGGCCCTTCAATTGACTGGATAACAGAGTCGGGAGACTGGGTCTCAGTGCCTTGATAGAATGTGGACAAAAGGGTTGTAAGGTCAACCTCTTTGCCGTCCATCCAAAGACGACCAAGCTGATGGCGTGAGCCGCCCTCGCCAAAAGCAACAGCAAAAGAGCAGGTGTAGGTATAGGTGGTGTTTTCGACCTTTTGGCCACCACCACCACCCTTGCCTCCAACTGTTTCGCTTTCTGTCGTCTTGGTCTCTTTGAAACGGGCAGACCAAATGACATTGCCACCAACGCGCATGATCCCGTAAAGTCGCCCGATATGGGTGCCCTCACTGGATTGCATCACTGTCATTTCTTGAAGCCGCGGGCCCTCGTTTCGGATCGCCGGGGCAAGTGACGCGATGATAAGGCTGTCAACGTAAGAGCCAAGAACCGTACCAATTGTGCCACCGATTGAGGCAGCAGTAAGCGTGGCACTAAGGAGCGTAATGCCCCCGCCAATACCTGCACCAATTGCAGAGCCAATAAGCCCAAAGGCAAGAGCAGCCATTCTTAGTCCTCAACCCCTGGGAACCGGAAGGCTGCAACAACCTTGCTTTCCCATCTTTCGCCCAGCGCCACTTCGTATACCTCACGACCACTGTGCGAGTGCACCATTTCCGTCATAGTGGTCATAATCCCGCAATGCTGAGCAATACCTTTGGGATGGATCCTGAAACCCAGGACAATACCTGGACCTCTGGTATTAGCCGGCACTTCAGTCAGATATTGGCGGGCTGCATTAAGCAGCGTTTCTTCGCCTTTATTCCGAGCGGACCAGCGTGGGGTATAGTGCGGAACTTCAGGCACGGTCCCATGGATTTCGATCCAGAGGCCACGAATGAGTCCAATGCAATCCACACCTCTACCTTTGACCGCCGCCATGTTATGATACGGCGTTCCGATCCAAGAGCGAGCCAGTGTTACGAGTTCCGAGCTGTGCATTGGGTATCCTTAGCTGAATAACGAGCCCCCGTCGAGATTGTCGTCGCCTTGTTTGGGGTAGAACAGCAGCATGTCAGGGCCGGGAATAAGGTTGAAACCACGGAAATTGGCGATATTGCTAAACTTGGCGTCACAGGTAGTAGCATCCTGTTTGCAACCGGCAGTGATGGTAAAGGTGTCACCCGTTTCCACTCCAAAGGGCATTGCTTGCCAAAGCTCGATGGACACCGTTCCATTGGTAATGTTATGGAGTTTAACCTCCATGGACTGCCCAGCATTGGCCCCGGTCAGCCAATTCAATGCTCCGGCAGTAAACCAGTCGTCCGAAAAGCCCGCCAGGCCTGTTGCGGTGAACGTTCGGCTGCTAGACGCAAGGTCAACGGTGCCCGAACCGGTGTAGGCAATGTCAGAAAGGTTAATGCCACAGCGAGCATCGCCCACCACGGCGTTACAGTAGCGCTGATACTTGCGTCCAGTCTTTTGCTGAAGGGCATTTGACAGCCCGCGAAGCTCTGCTTGGAACATAATACCTGAACGCTTTACCTCGCCAAGGAAGCCCCGGCTGACGATATGACGCTGAGAGACATCAGACCAGTTTACCCAGTACACTTCGATCTTAGCATTGTCGTAGTGGCCCGCTGCCAGATCATCCTCGTTGATGGTATCAGAGCTTAGAGCCCCTTCCACCTCTAGGTTGTCAACGGCAAGACCCGTGCTGGACGCGAATTGTGTAGCTGTAAAGCCCGAAGAGGCTTCATAGGTCACGGTGTCAAAGGTCAGCGGGTTGTCATGATCGGTGAAGCCCTGCACCAGGCCGTCATTCCGAGTGACTTTCCAGCAATAGCACATTTTGGTGGCGCGACCGTCAAGGTGCGTCTGCAAACCAACAGAAAGACTCTTAACCATCAGTCTAGCACTCCCAGTGTGGTTTTCACCTCAATTACGTTCACTTGCGGAGCAGAACCAGCGTTGAACTGTTCCACTGAAATGTCCATGACGTCATTGGCAAAGCGGACTGGAACGTCAAACTCAAACCCTGCTTTGACGACATGGCCGTTTAACGGAGCGGTGACAAGGGTGATGATCCCGGTAATCAGATCCAACGAATAGTTTGCTCCAGAGATGAGGACTCCGTTCACTTCGACCAAGACAGTCCCACTGACCGGCTTCGTAATGACACGGGTGTAGGTTGCCGGGCCTGAAGTGTAGGCCTTCTTCAGTTGAAACTTCTTGCTGGTGCCATTACCAGTCCCGATAGTTTGGTCGTTGCTGGCCACGACTTGCATCGGAGGGCAGGACTTGTAGTCGGTCCAGTCTTTCCACCGAAAGCCATAAAGACGTCCAAGCCGCGCTTCAAAGAAGGCGAGGACATCATGCATGTCGTTGATATTGCGGATACCTAAGCCAGCGTCGTACTCTCGACGGCTGTCTGCCCACACAGAGTTCCGCTCTTCGTAGCCCGAGCGGAGTGTGACAATATCAGTGCGACGACGAGGACCCCCGGAGGAGCCCTTGCTGATCGACGTTGGAAACCTTACCTCATGAAAGTCCACCATCAACTGTTCCTTTGACCACGGCCCAGCATGCGCTGTGCACGAGCGGCGATTTGGGCCTCAGACCGACGGAACCCGTCAACATCAGGAGTGCTGATGTAGAAGTTGATATTGGGTGGCACTCTGTCCGCTGACTGGCCAGCCGGAGTGACTTGAACTCGTTCCCCACGGGAAGCCCTGAAAGCTACTACGTTCTTGTCCACGCCACCGGCGCCACCAACCATAAAGTCAGTACCTTCATTATGACCTGGCAAAGCTGCGGTGGGAACCCCTGTTAGACTCCCAAGGATACCTCCAAAGAAGTTTTTCAGCGGAGTAATAACCATCATCTGAATGGCAATCTGAGCCAAGTCAGCAATGACAGATTTGGCAAACTCACTGAAGTTGAAGGTCCCGGTCTGCACGAAGTTGTTGAGGGCAGTCTCCAGGTTGTCAAAGACTGCATCGCCAACGTCGCTAATGAGCTGGACTTTCTTCTCAAGCTCCGTCAGAGCTGCAACGCGTTCGCGGATAAGGGCAATATCTTGCTGTGCCAGAACCGCACCTTCTTGGCGTGCCCGTTGGAGCACATCATAGAGGACACGTTCTTGGTCCAGCGCCCCGTTGTTGAGCACCAGGTTGTTATAGCGGGCATCCAGTTCTTGGTTGATGGTCTCCAAGACACTAAGGTATTCCTTGGATTGGCCAGTGCGATCGGTCGCGTTTATGATGCTAGTATCTGCGCCCATGCCTGGCCGGAAGTTCGAGTTTGCAGTAGTAGCAGCACCACCCATAGTCGAAATGGTTGTATTCAGCGTCGGCACACCATACTCGGCGAGTGCGGCAAGCATAGCACTATAAGTAGCATCGTCAAGGCCACCGGCCGAACCAGACGTTGACATGAAGGCTGTAGACCCACCTTCATTCGGATTGTAGACTGCGTTGACAAGCTGGGGCTGGCCACTGTTGCCCTTAGGCAAAGTAACAGAATTGGAACGCCCACGAATAAGCTCAATGGCCATGGCCCCACGGACCAGTTCGTCCGCAAACCCTCGTGCCCCAGTTTCTAGGGGTGTAAAATTGATCTTTTCAAGTGTAGCCCCAGTATCCCCTGCAGCGTCTGCACTGCCCTCCATCGGAGTGCGGAACCGTTCGGCCTCAGTGGTAAGTTCCTGCAAGCGCTTAGCATTTGCGCCGAGAGCCTCAAGTATAAGAGCTTCCTCCCCCTGGGCCCTATCAAGGGCGCGCAAGAGGTCTGCAGTTTCAGAGACCCAGCTAGTCCCGGAGAGGAATGCACCTGCTTCGCGAGCCCTTTCAAGGGCGTCAGCCAAGGCAATTACGTCCGCGGTGCTAGTAAAATTGCTTGGGTCATAATTTGCCAAAGGCTCCAAAAGGTTTTCAAACCCACCGATACCCTCTGCGACGCTCTTAAGCTGATCTACTGCTTGGGTCATCCACAAATAGGCTTGCTCAGTTGCTTGTTTAGACCCATCGGCATTTTCAAGGCTATCCATAGCCAAGTTGAGGTCGTCTATAGCTTTGGTGACTTCAGGTCCTGCGCCACGCAAACGGTCAAATTCGGACACAAAAGCGGCAATTGTGCCAGTGCCGTCTTCTACACCTTTTAGCAGATTATAGAGGTTTTCCAAATCAGCATTGCCATAGCCAATTGTACCAGAATTGAAACCTGGACCGGCAAGTTCGCTAATGGCGGCACGAATATTATTCATATCAAAGGGGTTCCAGCTGTCGCCGGAAAGGTTATCTTCAATTGTTTTCATTTCGGTTTGCATAGCATGCAGAGCATCCTGCAGTTTAGCACGAGACTGACGAAGCATAGCTCCAGTAGACAGATTAATAGAACCCCCAAGCTCTTCCTGTTCTTGTATGGAGATCTGAACCCATTCAT